CGTATGCTGGATGATCCGTACTACCGGTACAATCATGGTAATTACCATTAATTTCTCTCTTGGGGGGTCCTTCGGGGCTTCCCTTTTGGTACCCCCCGGGAGGGCAGCCCCCCGGGCAAGGCCGCCGGAGGCATGGGTTAGGGTAAGGGTCCTAGGGCTAGGGTTAGGTCCTAGGGCTAGGGTCAGGGTTTGTGAGAATATTTTAACCCACCGGGCCCCAAACCATAAGATGATTTAATTTAATTAAAAAACAACCCCCATAAGACTGGTGCACTTATGCTGCGCCACATGCCTTCATTCTACAACGGTAAACGTTTCTTCCTTACTTACCCCCAAACTGATAAACTTCCTGCTGAACTCGTCGCATTCCTTCAACTCAAGGCCGACGTCAAGTCCTATCTCGTCGCTGCAGAGAAACACGCCGACGGGTCTCCTCATTTGCACGCCTGTGTAGAGTTCAAGACTGTTCAACGCCACGCTGTCGACTGGCTCGACTTCGATGGCCATCATCCCAACAAACAAGATCCTCGCAATTGGGCCGCATGCCAGACGTACTGCAAGAAGGATGGTGATTACATCAGCGGGCCCGACGAGGTGGATAACAAGGTGGACGTACAAGAAGCCTGTCGCAATTTCGAAAAGGAAGAAGACTGGATGGCGTATTGCATTGAAAAGAGAATTCCCTATGCATATGCTTGCTTCTTCTGGACACGCATTCATTCCGATGCCTGTACTCTCACATCTAATGACCATCCCGGCACAATGTGTACTGCTCTTGCCGAGTTCAACTTCTTGCCCGACGTTCACAGAACCCTTATTATCAAAGGACCTTCCGGCACGGGTAAGACCACCTGGGCTAAACGTAATCTACCGTGCCCGATTCTCTTCGTCTCTCACATCGACAAATTGGCTGAATTTCGATCCGGTTATCACAAGTCAATCATCTTCGATGATGTAGATCTAAATCACTGGCCACGTACAAGCCAGATACACGTCGTCGACTTTGAAAACCCACGTCAGATCCATTGTCGTTATAAATGTGCTCAGATCCCTGCAGGAATCGTCAAATGCTTTACCTGCAATGAATGGCCCCTAGGAGAGTGGGAGGAGATATCTAGAAGAGTTAGAAGATTTACAATTCACAAATAAAAAAAACTTTTTCTTTTTTTTTTTACCTTCTTATCTTTTCCTATCCTCCTCCTCCTCCTAAGGCACTCTTAATATTACGAGTGCCTCTCCTCTCCTATGCCATCGCGAAGCATGGCAGAGGGGTTCGGCTCTGCGAATCCCCTCAAAATAACCCCGATTGCTACAGTATACCCACACACTAACTGTAGCAAAGATGAGAATTCGTTCTCGTTCAAACCGTGGTCGATCAAGATCCCCACGTACTCAACTGACCCCCTATTCAGGAGGTCGTAACAGCTCAGCCCCCTATACTCGTTCTCCTAGTTATGCACGTCGTGCAGTAAATAGTGGACTTCGTTTTGCAGCTGGACAAGCATTACGCTATGCTGGGGTACCCCCAGCCATGGCTGATGCTGGAATTACTGCCGCACGGCGTCTTTTTACGAGCCGTTCGCGATCGCGCCCGGGCCGCGCAGTTGCTGCTGCTCCAAGGGGGACTGGTAAGATCCATACGGGATCTTATGGAGGAAAGTTCAAGAAATCTAAGAAGGTTTCTGATCCGTGGAAGGGCTATTCTAACAAGGGTTTTGTCAATACATATGAGTGTCATGGGTTAGTTGCTGACCCTGATTGTGTATATTTAGGACATTCTGCTATGAGCATTATAATGGCCTATGAAGTTGTAGGTTACGCTCTAATTCGCAAGATCCTTGAAAAGGTCGGCAGACTGAATATAACTGATGTTCGTGAGAAGATTCAGGGTTACCTTGGTTTTGATTCAGATGCCTTTAAGCTAGAGCTTATCACTGTTGACTCTACCTCTGGAGCTACAGTTTCCGATACTCATACGTTTGCCCTTACCGAGTCAGTTAGAAACATTATTGGAGATAATAATGCTGCTCTTGCCCCTTCTTGGACTGGATTTCAGACTGCATTTCTTGTGTACATGCGTGGTTCAGCTCCTAATACTGAACCTACACTCCTTCGGTTGTGGCGTAAAGATGGCAACGCTGGTGCATTCTGGGTGAATGCCGGTGAACTTGATCTCAAGAATGAAATGGTTCACTTCAAGGCTATCAGTACTATCAAGATTCAGAATCGCTCTTTATCATCTGGTGGCGGTGCTCAGGCAGATGACGTTGACAATAATCCTTTGGTCGGTTTCCGCTATGGTTTCAGCGGTGGCGTACCTATTACGCGTGCTACTCAAGGTTCTTCTGGCAGTAGAACTTACCTCTTCGATGCTATCAATCATGTCTCAGGTGTCATGCTTGTACGGGCTGCTCAATTTGGGACCCTTGGTTCTGTATTCAAGGAACCAGCGTCTCCAGGTGTATTTACTAACATTGTTAACAGTAACAAGGTTAGGCTTGACCCTGGTCAAGTCAAGCAGTCTAGCATTAGCTATGTTAAGACTATGTCTTATCTCAAATTCATGAAAGCACTTGCTGATCAAGTTACCAATGATAAGGTCATTAACATCCCTGGCAAATTTGAATTGTTTGCCCTTGAAGATGTGATCAATGTTAACTCAAGTCAGAACATCAAGCTAGCTTACGAGGTTGATCGCAAGAGTGCTTGCTACCTCACTACAAAGAAACGCACCCATGCCTTGGGTGACTTTGGCAGTGCTACCTTTAGCAACGAACCTTAAACAATAAAACATTTTTTTTCTATTCTTGATATCTTTATTTAAAATATCTGTATTTCACTTGCATGTTTAGCCCAACTGGACATACCACCGACTGTGACTGCCCAAGTCGCAGGTTCGAGACTGGCCCTCGCCGGTTTTTATTTCCCAAAAAGGAAGTATGTAAACGCTGCGCCTCAATTACCAAATTGGAAATCGCACGTGGTAAGGTGGCTTACCAAAATGCCATCCGCCAGCGTATGCTGGATGATCCGTACTACCGGTACAATCATGGTAATTACCATTAATTTCTCTCTTGGGGGGTCCTTCGGGGCTTCCCTTTTGGTACCCCCCGGGAGGGCAGCCCCCCGGGCAAGG